CCTAGATCGATCGAGAACCAGCGCAAAAATCGAGGCCGCGAGTGCCAGTGGCCCCCATACCGTTACCGTATACAACTACGACCACAGATGTGGGTTTTAAAAGTGTAAACTGTCACAACACTATTCGCAAGTATGTTCCCCAATACGGGGAATAGGAAAATAAAATCGTAAACTAGGCTTGACTTTAGGGTATTGCTAATGTATTTCTTAAGGTAACTTCCAAAAGAGAAGGTCTATTGAGCAGTGATTAACACCCACACGAAGGTAAACTTCGATCTTGAGCTGGATCACGCCGTATCCCTAGAATTTAGTGACGATGATGGTGTGATCCTCTCAAGTTATATATCGTTATTCCATGACGATGATTATCAGGAAATAGAAACACCTCTTTCGAGGCTTATAGAGGAGTGTCTAGAGCTAAATAAATTCGATGCAGACTATCAAACGCTTTATTGTATATCGCATGAGTTGAATAGGTTTGCTGAAAAGCTACGAGATACCGCACAGCAAATGGAAGACAGTGTTCTCGTTGAGGATCTATTTGATAAGACTACACACTGATGTATTTGTTTGGCCCTGATATTAGCCATAGAGACTTCGATCATAACGATAATATCGGTAGAATTGGGGAACTCCTTACGAGCTATTACCTTGAAATATATAAGGTTAGCTGTGAGGCTGTGAGAAGGCAGGGCTGTGATCTCTGGTGCGAAACCAGAGAGCTTGGGATGCTTAAGTGTGAAGTGAAGTCTACCACAAAGGCGCAACATACTAAGTCTTCGGATAAAACTAGATATAACTTCTTTACAAGCCCATATCAAAAGGAACGATCTGATTTTCATGCTTTTGTGGCATTAGATTTAGGGTTGGTTTTATTTTATCCCTCCTGTGAATTACCCACTGGTAGAACTAAAAATATAGGCCCATCAAAATTTACAGAGCCTAACATCAAAGCAAGTCTTGATTATACGTTTAAGGTTTTAGAGGACATAAAAAAAGCAGCCTAATTAAAGGCTGCTCTTAATCTCTCCAAAACTAATATAGGTCGAGACACAATCGCTCTAAAGCAAGGGATATATATATATATATTACCTTCCGACCTACAAGATCGATTATATCACACTTTCCTACCTTTGTAAATACCTTTGTTCTTGACTTTGTAGTGCTAACATGAGATAATAAAGATATCCCCATGATAAACTTGGTATACATCCGCGCCGCTATCGAGGCCAACACAGGTATTCGTTTAACCCTAGAGAAGACAAGGCAGTATCTGTTGGAGGAAGGTCTTATCACTGAAAAGCAAGCTTCTGAAGAGGCTGAGATCTTTACTGGTTACCATGATTTCTATTGGCAAGACGTGCCTATGGCGGAAGTTGAAACAGAGTTAGATGATCAGGCAGGATTGCCCGATCATTTTATTTTCGGATCCTAGGAGAATAGAATGGCGCACAAAGGAAAACCATGCGGAGCTGATGTTAAGCCAGCTCAAAAGCGTACACCCAAGATGTATGGTGGCGGAATGGCTATGAAGAAAGCTAAGCCTAAGATGGGCTACGGCGGAATGGCTCACAAAGGTAAGAAAAAATAATGTGGATAGGTCTCATCCTTATTTGTGCATCTCCAGTAGATGCACGAACCTGTGATGTGATGGTAAGGACTTCTAATTCTTTTCCAACACTAGAATCTTGTATGGCGCAGGTAAGGGAAGATTTGGAAGGGATGGGGCTACAGAACATCTACACTCGTTTCAAATGCTTCGAAATGCAGGAGAGGTCTACATAACAACATAATCTAGGGGGACGATTATGTTAGCAGAATTAGCCGCATTCAATGCGGGATTTGCCGTTGTAAAACAAACAATAATGAACGGCAAAGACATTACAACTGCTCTAGGTTCTATTGCCAGTATGATTGGTGCAGAAGAAGACCTAAGAGCACGGGGAAACCGGAAAAAGAATAACATTTGGACAAAAGTGGCGGGTAAAAGCGCCGACGATTTTTCAGAATTTGTATCGTTAAATGAGATTAAAAACCAAAGAAAAGAGCTGGAGTCTATGGTCCGGTTGTATGCGAGCTTTAGTTGGGATGACTTTGTTGCCTACGAAGCAAAAATGCGGAAGCAGAGGAAGCAGGAAGCCGAGGAACGTGAACGACAAATTGCGCGGTTGGTGGGGTTTGCACAGTGGACTATAGCTGGTCTCTTGGTCTTTGGCAGTGCTTTGGGATCATTGTATTGGGCGTATATGAATTATGGGTAATATGCCATTTGATATACATGAAAATGCTATATTCGGTAATCCGCTTAGTCCACACTTTTCATATAATGAGCAGCCCCTACGCGATAAACTGGACAATCGTCGTGTGGCCCCGCTCTCTAACAACAACCCCGCACAAGACTATTCGCAAAGTAGAATGAGGCAATCCTACGAACAAATCCAGCGCTGGGCAGCAGAGGAAAGTTACAATCGTATGGGGGAGCGGATGCGGATGGATAAAGAAGCACAGCTGGTCGATATCTATGTCTAAGGTCGATAAATCTAAGATGGCTTGTAATAAGCCTCGCCGCACAAGCGGAGGATCTAAGAAGTTTGTTGTAAAGGCGTGTGAGGGCGGGAAAGAAAAGATTGTTCGCTTTGGCGATCCGAATATGAAAATTCGAAAGAGCAATCCCAAAGCTCGTAAATCATTCCGCGCCAGACATAAGTGTGACAGTAAGCCTTCTAAACTTACCGCTCGTTATTGGTCGTGTCGAAATTGGTAGTGATACGAAGGCGGCGGTATTATTACGTATATTCCGAGACGGCTCTAGTTTTAGTGACGCGCTGCTATTCCATAGTAAAGGATTTTGTGCATGGCAAAGAATAGTCTGGTCGGAAACATCAACAAACGTAAAAAATCTGGGACTTCGCGGTCAAAGAAGAACTCAACGATCAGTCCCAAAGCATACAAGGATATGCAAAAGGGCTGGCCTAAAAAGAAAAAATAGGGAGCCTTAAATGTCAGACGATCGTCTCCATAGAATTGAGGAAAAAGTGGACAAACTTGCGGATGCAGTAGTTGAAATGGCTCGTATGGAAGAGCGTTTGGTCACTGTCTTCAAGAGAATGGACGATATGGGCGGTATGTTGAAGAAAATGGATGATCGTCTAGATGAAATGGAAAGACAGGCGATTGTTAGAGGCCAGAAAATAGCTTTTGCGGAACGAATTTTCTGGATGTTCGCAACTGGGGCTGTTGGCCTCGCATTTGTGTTTTTAAAATGACGAAAAAAAAGCTTAATGAACGGCAAGAAGCCCTAATCTCCGCTCTAGTTGGTGAAGCTAACGGAGATCTACGTTTAGCAATGAATATAGCAGGTTATTCTAAGAATACCTCTATAAAAGAGGCTATTACGCCCATAAAAGAAGAGGTTATCGAGGCTGCACAGCTTATGGTAGCCATGAATGCCCCAAGAGCAGCTGCTGGTTTGACCAGTGTTATAACGGATCCTAGTGCATTAGGTGCTCGAAACATCGTATCAGCTGCCCGTGAGATACTAGATAGAAGCGGTGTTATTAAGTCAGAGCAGATTGAGGTCAAAGGACCAGAAAATGCTGTGTTTATCTTACCACCCAAACAAGAGTCTTAATGGACGAAAAAGATTTTCCGGAAAAGCGTCGAGCAAATAAGAATATTCGCATAGCTTACGGTTACAAACCTTCAGCCGACGATCCATGCATACTAATACCAGATGAAGAAATGGTGCCTTTTATCATAAAGGCGTTAGATCACATCGATGGGGGCGGATCTCTTAGAGAAACCGCTGCATGGCTTACCAACCAAACGGGTAAGTCCATAAGCCATCAAGGAATTAACAAGATTTGGAAAGAGCGCCGTGGAGCAGATCCTGCAAATGAGCGTGAAAAGAAACAGAGAAAAGAGCGCAGAGCCAGAGCGCCTAAGACCGGACCAGAGAAGGCTAAAGCTAGGATAAAACGCAAAGTTTCTGATGCGAAGCGCGTCCTAGTTATGCAGAAAAAAAAACTGGACCGATGGGAAGACAGGACTACTGGCCCAGAAGAGCATAAGCAACATACTATAACTGATACTCTAGATTTTGAGGCAGTACCTCAAGAACAAGAGATCATCTTCACACCGAATAAAGGCCCACAAACAGAATTCCTAGCAGCCAATGAAAGACAAGTGCTTTATGGCGGCTCAGCTGGCGGAGGAAAAACGTACAGTCTGATTGTGGATCCTATGAGGTACTTTCATAACCCTAACTTTAACGGGCTAATCTTGCGTCGAACAACAGACGAATTGCGTGAGATTATATGGAAGACACAGGAGTTATACCCGAAGGCTTTCAAAGGTGCCAAATGGCAGGAAAAGAAAAGTCAGTGGGTATTCCCAAGTGGAGCACGTATGTGGCTCACGTATCTGGAGCGCGATGAGGATGTACTCAGATACCAAGGGCAAGCGTTTAGTTACATAGCCTTTGACGAACTGACCCAGCATCCTACCCCCTTCGCTTGGGAATATTTATCTTCACGTCTTCGGACGACTGATCCAGACCTTCCCATCTTTATGCGAGCTACTTCAAATCCGGGTGGACCGGGGCATGGATGGGTTAAACGCGCCTTTGTAGACCCAGCGCCGCCGAATACGGCGTTTGTTGCAAGAGATGCCGAGACAGGTGATGAGTTAAGGTATCCCGATAGCCATCCTACAAAAGCTGGTGAGCCGCTATACTACCGTAAATTTATTCCTGCCAGCCTCTACGACAATCCTTATCTCGCTAATGATGGTGCTTATGAAGCTAACCTCCTAGCTCTACCGGAAATGCACCGTAGGCAACTTCTGGATGGTGATTGGGCGGTTGCTACAGGAGCTGCTTTCCAAGAGTTTAGAACCAGAACGCATGTTGTAGAGCCGTTTGAAATACCAGATACTTGGCGCAGGTTCAGAAGTTGTGATTATGGCTATGCTTCACACTCAGCTGTACACTGGTACGCGATAGACCCCGCATTTGAAACGCTCTACGTGTACAGAGAATTGTATGTCAGTAAGCACACAGGCAGAGATTTAGCAAAAGCTATATTGAGTGCCGAGCAAGGTGATAAGATTTCGTATGGAGTTTTGGACTCATCCTGCTGGCATAATCGTGGACAAGTCGGCCCATCTATAGCTGAAGAGATGATTTCAGAGGGTTGTAGATGGAGACCTTCAGACAGGTCTGCTGGAGCTAGGGTAGCAGGTAAAAATAGGCTGCATGAGCTTCTTAAAGTGGATGAAGACGTAGAACTTCCCGGTATTCTTTTCTTTAACACCTGTAGGCAAATTATAGCGGATCTACCCGTTATACCGTCTGATCCTAAAGGGTCTGATGATATTGATCCTAGATATGCCTCAGACCATGCCTACGACAGTATTAGATATGGAATAATGTCGAGACCAAGAGGCCTTAGTCCTTTCGATTTAGGTCAAGGCGTACCTCAAAATAAATGGCAACCTGCCGATAGCGTATTTGGATACTAAGCATGTCACTAATGGAACAGCCTCAAAATATCCCTTCTGACGATATCATTAATGAGGATAACGTCATTTCTCTTGATGAAGACGGGGATGTTGAACAGGAGCAAAGCGAGTACAGCGGAGTAGTTGGGTTCGTTGATTCTGCATTCCGTAAATCAAAAGATGCCAGACTATCGGACGAGACACGATGGCTTGAGGGATACCGTAACTATCGAGGTCTATATAGTTCAGATGTTCAATTTACTGACACTGAAAAGTCTCGCGCCTTTATCAAAATTACAAAGACAAAGGTGCTAGCGGCGTATAGCCAGATTATTGATGTATTATTTGCAGGGTCTAAGTTTCCTATCGGCGTACAGGCGCGTAAGTTTCCTAACAATGTGGCAGGAAAAGTACATTATGATCCAAATGCCCTAACTACTGAAAAAGTTAAGGAAAAGACGCAAATTGATTATCAAGTTCCAAGATCAATTAAGCGTCCAGACATTGCTAAAGAACTTGGTGTCTTTAAAGATCAATTACAGCCTATTGAAGATAGTTTAGAGCTTGGTGCAGGTAGAAATATAGGTTCTATCACCTTTGAGCCAGCTAAACAGGCCGCTCAAATGATGGAAAAGAAGATGCACGATCAATTAGATGAGTGTTCTGCATCTAAGCATCTACGGTCTGTATCTTTTGAAATGGCATTGTTTGGAACGGGTATATTAAAGGGTCCATTTGCATTTGATAAGGAATATCCTCGTTGGAATGAGGATGGAGAGTATGATCCGCTATTTAACACAATTCCTAAAGTAGAATATTGCTCTATTTGGGATTTTTACCCTGACCCAGACGCTCGTAATATGGAAGAAGCTGAATATGTCATTCACAGACATAGATTAAACAAATCTCAGCTTCGGCAACTGAAAAATAGACCTCACTTTAGGGAGGAGAGCATTGAAATAGCTCTTTCTATGGGGGCTTCATATCAACGAGAATATTGGGAAGACGCTTTAGAGGACTCTGCCAACTCCTATGATGTTAATAGATACGAAGTTTTGGAATATTGGGGAATTATCGACGCTGATGTCGCAGAAGACGCCGATTTGGATATTCCCAAAGAGCTTGAAGATCGTGATCAAATACAGGTAAATGTTTGGGTATGTAATGGTCAGATTATTAGGCTTGTTCTGAACCCATTCACTCCAAGTCGCATCCCCTATGCAGCTGTTCCTTACGAGTCCAACCCGTATAGCTTTTTTGGTATCGGTGTAGCCGAAAATATGTCGGACACTCAGCTGCTTATGAACGGCTTCTATCGGATGAGCGTAGACAACGCTGCATTGAGTGGAAATCTACTTATAGAGGTAGATGAAACCAACCTTGTTCCGGGGCAAGATATGAGCATATACCCCGGAAAAGTATTCCGTAGAGAAGCTGGTGCACCGGGGCAAGCTATCTTCGGAACTAAGTTCCCGAATGTATCTCAAGAGCTTATGATGATGTTCGACAAGTCTCGTCAATTAGCTGATGAGGCTACAGGCATTCCAAGTTATTCTCATGGTACGACAGGGATTATGGGCGTTGGTAGAACTGCTAGCGGAATGTCGATGCTTATGGGCGCTGCTCAGCAAGCTATTAAGACTGTGGTAAAGAACATCGATGACTATCTCCTAGCTCCTCTAGGCCGCTCTCTGTTTGCGTTTAATATGCAATTCAATTTTGATCCACAGTTTATAGGCGACCTTGAAGTTATCTCTAAAGGTACAGAAAGCCTGATGAGAAACGAGGTACGGTCGCAGAGACTATTGCAGTTTATGCAGATGACACAAAACCCTGCAATGGCACCCTTTATAAAGTACGATTATGTTTTGCGCGAGCTTGCCGCAAGCATGGATCTGGATGAAGACGGTATCATAAACGATCCAAGGGAAGCCATTATTCAAGCAAAAATGATGGCAGATATTCAAAGTCAAATGCCGCCACCTCCCCCAGACGCACAGCAACCACAAGGTGGTCCTCCAAGTCCTAACGATCCAACACAAACTGGTGGCGGACACATAGCCCCCGGAGCTGCTCCAGAACCCGATGCTGCTGGATTTACCGGAGCCGGAGGTGGTGCAAATGGTGGTAATGTGCCACCGCCTCAACAGCAAGGAGCGCCTGTACAGTAATGGATAGGCAATTTTACAGGAGTATTCTTCTCCTAGTTAATCAAAAAGACTCCTACGAGATGCTCCAATCATATGTGGATAAGAGAATAGAGATCTCAAGGATCCAATTAGAAACCTGCATGGACGAGCATAAAATACGAATGCTTCAAGGTCAGATAGCCGAGCTTAAGAGGTTCCGTACTCTTAGAGATGAGGTTGTTAAAGGGGCGGAATAATGGGTGTACTTGATTTCATATTTGGTACGAGTGACGAAGATGATTTAGAGGCTACTCAGCCTGAGATTGCTCCCACCCTATATCCCCAGACACAGGCTGAATTAGACGCCACACTTAAGTCTATGCGTGGCAATTTACCTACAAGGGCAATGGGAGCTAAACTACACCCTACGTGGAAAGATGAATTAGGTAACCCCATGATCGTAGATATGTGGGGTAATCCAATATATCTAGAAATGGATCCTGATTATGACCCCAATAAGAAGGGTATTATACCAGAGTTTCTAGATGCTCCGGTAGAAAAACTGCAAGAAGCGTATGAAGGCACTAAAGACGTTGTAAATGCGTTTAGAACAGAGCCATTAGAAACTACTGCTGCAATGGTCTCTGGCATAAACCAAGAGCTTGAAAGGATGTTCCGAGGAGAGGGTACCGGAGCGGAATTGATTAGCGCGGTTGCAGGAATGCCTCTAGCTGCAAAGGGACTTAAAGCCGCAAACCTTATTAAGATAGAGGACGGTGATGGCGCTATAGCTGGGATGTTTTATCCCGCAAGAGTTACAGCTGATGGTAGGAATAGAATTAAGAAAGCTGAGGAGCTTCAAAATCAAGGAGCTGATAGAGACGAAATCTGGAAACAGACAGGCCTATGGCAAATTGCAAGCTCAGATAAACGCACTAGTAGCGAGTGGCTTGCTGAAATTGATGATAGTCAGTCAGAGATCTTCTTAACTCAGGGCAAAAACAGCGCCACAAAAGGCCCAGTTACCAAGACTATTACGTTTGATGAGTTAATACGCAGTGGCGGCATAAATCCGTCAGATGCTCAGTACTTTAAGCAACGGGCGATGCTTGAAATGCTCGCTATACGGAAGCAGATTGATAACGGTGATATAACTGCTGAAGAGGGTTTGCGGCAAGCTAATGAAATACAGGCAGAGCTTAATAAACAACTAAACGATAAAGGAACTACAGAGACTGTCACGAAAACTAAGACAGTCACGGTTCCAAACCAAGTTAGTAAAAAGCTAATAACAGGCGGTGCAGGATCTGCTACTCTAGATGAAGTCTTAAACCATGAAGAGCTTTTTCAGTTATTACGGGATGAAGACGCAATTAGGCCAGCGGGCGTTGTCGCAAAGCTGCCTACAGCAGAAGCAGGGGCAAGAGCAGCGTCTACAGCAGGTGATGGCGGTACTTTAGGTGTATACAGAAGCGGAAATAATGTTCTGACCGGAGCGAGCGGCAAATCCCGTATTAGCTCCTATAAAAACGCGGGTATTACAGGCAAGGGCTGGAAGAATTTAGCCAAAGACAATGCCGATCGCAATGAGAGAGATAAGGAAATCCTTCGCCTACATGATGAGGGTAGGATATCTACTAGGCAAGCTGCTGGAGATCTTATTTGGTCTACAATGCTACATGAAACACAGCATTTCTTAGATGATTATTTTAAGAGCGAAACAGGAAGGGGCAATAACCCAACTGAAGCAAAAGCTAAGATGAAAAAGATTACGGATAAGTATGATAGTCAGATAGCTAAGCAAGAAAAGCACTACAGCTTGAAGGCAAGTAGTCTTATCGAAGGCGTATCTAAAACTGGTGCATCCTCAAGAAAATCATTTGACCCTTTTGTATATGGAAAAGAAACCCAGAACATATTTGATGATTTAAGTGATGATGGGAAAGCCGAGTTTTATGACTCACTTTTAGATGTCATAGGCATCAAAGAAA